TGCAACTGCAGATGGGACAACAATAAATGCTGATTCATCAATAGTTGTAGATACAACATTTGGATCTACGTACAGATCAAGTCCAAGCACATTGCCACGCAATGAAGTTGGTGCTGTTTGTCCAGCAGTGTTTTGTGGATAAGCAGCAGAGTAAATTGGGCGTTGTGAACCATCTTGCGCATTGATAAGTAATGACCATTGCGAAGTTCCGGCAATGTAAGCGTTTGCCAATTCACCAGTTGCGGCAAATACGGCTGGTGCAGCTGCGCCAACATAGTTTTGGATACCTGTTGCAGTTGCAGCAACAGTCGTGGCGCATAGTGTTCCGCCTGAAACTATCTCAGCGATAACCGCTGCATCTGAAGCTTTTGCGTATGCCCGCAAACAGTTTTCGTACATAGCTGCATAAAAACTTGGCCCGCTCCTGTCCAGTAACTCTGTGGACATAATCTGAGTTCCGGCCAGTTTAACAACAGTTGCATTTACATATGCAGACACAATCTGAGTTGCAGCAGTTGAGGCTCCTTCTGCCACAGTCGAAATTGTCGCGTTTGTGGTGATTTTGGGATGCGAAATTGTCATCCCGGTAGCAGCTAGTGCGCGAGCACCGCCAAGTGCATCAATTGTTGGCCGAATCATCAATGATGTATCAATAACGGTTGGGCTAAATTGTGTTGGAGAAAATGCAGGGTTAGTTGTGAAGCTGTCATTTGCAGCCTGAATTTTACGGGCTTGGCCATCAGCAGCTCTGATGAAATCGCGTGATTCATCATTGCCCATTGTGGCTTTGATTGTGTGTTCAAGATATTGAGATTGGGTTTTGATTGGAGAGCGTAATTCTCCGACCTGATAAGAGGCCGAAATGATCGAGCGTGAGGCTTCTACTACAGGAGCAGCTTCCACCTCGGGGGTTACGGCAGCGGGAGTTTCTTTCTCCACGATAGCCTCACTTTCTGTTTCTGTTGTTGGGTTGGGTACATCTACCGCTTCGCCTTCGCTTGCGGCAACTCTAGTTACTAACGCATTTTCAAATGCCGGCGTTTCCACCAAGGACACTTCTTGCAGTTTGGCAGCAGTTACAAGTAAATAACCATCTTTAGGTTCGGACTTTTGAACATCCACACCAACTGATAAACCGGAGATTAAATCCTCGCTTGCCATAACCAAAGCATCTTGTCCAGCACTTGATGCACTTATTTTAAAGGATCCGTAAATTGCTTGATCCGTTGTTTTGAAGGATTGAGCGCGGCCAAGTATTGCGTTTGGCTGGTGCTGCAATAGCAGTTTCACCTTAGCTGTATCGTGTATCGCAATTGACCCGCGCTCAAACATAACAGGCCCAACCGATGTATTGCCGATTTCGCCAAAAGGTACAACCACACCAGCAATAATTCTGCGCTCGGTGTCGGCTGCTTCAATTGCGCTGCTAAATGTTAACTTCATGATGCATCTCCATTCGGTGATAGATCTTCCATCTCTTTTGCTTGATCTAGCGTTATTAATTGCAGCGATAGTAGTTTCTCTATTGTCGCAAGTCTTGTTGTTGCATCTACCCGCAAGAATGTTTCATCCACTGCAAATCGCACCATGTTTCCATTGGCGGTGATGTCATTCATGCTGAGCCTGTCCTCTACCGCGCAAACATAAGGCGCAAGTGTGTACGCAAAAAATTCTTTTCTGGCATCTAAAATGTTTTGGTATGTCATGCTGGCGTTGGCATCTGCGCTTAACATGTACGCCGGCACATTCATTAAACGGCTGATTTCCGTGGATTGCGCCTGTATTGCTTCCGTGTACATCATATCTTTAGGAGAAAACGATGTCGGAATAAAATCAAGAGTGCTTGTCAGATACGCCGTCGCACGCGAACTTCTTGCGGCCTTCCAAGATGCTAATAATCCTTGCACTACTGTTTCAGGCAAATCTGCACCCGAATTCTTAATATGCCCGCTTGCGATTGGAGTGGCGGCGGCGACTGCAGCTGCGCGTTGAATATCGAGGGCAGCCCTGATTGTGCGCGCACCGGAAACAAGGACTGCCGGATTTAAACTTTGGAATGTGATCAAACTCGAAACACCATTCATCGGTCTTTCAATTCCATCGACTGCATAACCGATCACTTCAGTGCTGCGCTTATTAAAACGAGGCGTTACGCGTTCATTAGCCACCCACGAAAAGCGCGCTGGCCTGCCATCATCGGAATAAACGGCCGTGACTTCCCAATACGCTACAGAATTAAAAATAAGACTTTGGATCGTGTAGGCCATCGTGACAGCGCGCGGTTGGCGCTCATCTGGTTGTTCTAACCAAATCGGAGATCCTAATTGTTCGCCGGTTGATTTCTTATAGAGCTCCAAAGGAATGCCTGCAATGATTCCGCAGATTAAATTTCTGCATTTCATAACACTTGGCACACTTAAAGCACTTGCTAAATCAATTGTTACATCTTGATAACTGTATCCATCGTTGAATCCATAATAATTACCATTCATTACCGGTGGCGCGTATTGCGCAGCTATGCGGGGATTCTCAACGCTCTCATTCGGCACTACACGCAAACGCGACAAAATACCCATGTGCGCACAATAGCCATATAGCACCCAATACGGACATATTGCTTAAAATGAACTATCGGCGTGGCTAGACAGCCATGATTTGCGGGATTGATACCGGTTGACTCATTTTATGGACAATCATGGCCAGCGAAATTGCAGCTGCAATGCATCCGGCTGATTGTCTGCGGATTATTCTGAATGATCCCTCATTAGTCTTAGCTGCGCAATTGTTCATGGATTCTACAAACTCAGGTTGGCCTGAATGAACAATCCGTTTTGCCACGATTCCATCGAGCAGATCGCCACAGGCCTGATAAAACTGCTGACCCGATACATCCTCCATTTTGCAGCCACTTACGGCCAATCGTTGAGCTATGGACTGCGTGGCATAATGATCAAAGAGAATTCCTGCCGGATTGTACTTATCGGCCCAGCCCTTTATGTCAGCCGCAATCTTTAAATCATCTACAGCTACCTCGCTGCGCCATTGTTGAAGGATCCCGACCCCTATTCGACCATCGGGCAATAGTTGACCCGCCACAAGGCTGGCTGTGCGGGTATTTTGCGCCTTATCAAAGGCAAAGTAGGTTAATGGCCCCGCACCCATCTGGAGAGTTTTATCGCCGCAATCTTCAAATGCCATGTTCGGCCAAGGGCTAGTTAGCGATGAAACCCAAGTGCAAAGCATCTCGGTTTTAATGGTTTCCACGCTATCGGTAGAAACGGCCTCAGCTAGTACATCCTCACTGATTGTTATTCCAAGGGCTGGATTAGCCATAGCCCACGCTTTGCGGTCATCTACCGCCGAATGCTGCGGTGCGGAATACTCGTACCAACCCAAGGATTCTGCTGGGTAAGATAAGGCTCTTTCCCTGAGATCATTCAAAACTAAGCTGTAGGCATCACCGGCATTTGAAGTAAATAGCGATTGGGAGTTGGGTCTTGCTCTGGTGGTCGGCTTTGCGGCCTTCATAGCCTCTTCGCTGATTTCGCGCAGCTCATCAATGAATAACAGGTCAGCGGTTAATCCTCGTGCGCCATCCCTTGTAGCAGCAACCACTTTATAGGTGGCCCCATTCTTTAGCTCGATGGATTCCTGACCGTTGGCAAACCGGCCAACCATGCCTCGGTTTAACTTTACCTGTTCCCGCAGGTGATCATTTGCCTCTATGACCGAGATGACTTGCCGGAAGGTAGTCAGTGCCATTGATCGGTTAGAGGACATGGCCACAACGCTCTTTTCTCCTAATACGAAGAGCCCAAAGAGGATCCGAAAGGAAGCTAGCCACGATTTGCCATTTTGACGAGCTACAAGGATGGCTATGGTCTTTCTAACAAAGTTCCCGGCCTTATCCACGGTTAAAAAGTCATCGGCTACATATTTTTGCCAAGGCATTAGCTCATAGTTACAAGATTTGCAGAATTCAGCAAAGGCATCGCCGTATGAATTCCCTTTCAATTCAGGACTCATGATCCGAGGCTTTACGGCCCCCAATAAAGGCGGTTTGACCTTAGCCCCCTTTTGAATTGGTATTG